GCGCAACTTAGGTTCTATCGAATGAACACCATGTCAACACGTCCATACAACGTTGTGGGCCATTACTACAACAGCACAGGACCAGTAGAAAGCAGGTACAAGCCATGATACAAGCCACTGTAGTTGCAGACAGCATAGCACCACATGGTATACGGCTAACAACCATGCTGCTTACGTACCCTAGCATTATTCATCAGGACATATTGACGCACCGTACTATCTACAAGTCACAGCAAGCTTCTGACAAGATAGCCATAGAAGTGGACAGTAACAAGTCCACCAACAGCAACCGTGCTAAGCCTACCAAACAGATACTGAGGGACGTACTCAATAATCCATTTGTACCTACACGGTTCCCTAAGCGTGCAGTCAGTATGCATTCATCAAAAGGTTACCACACTGGTTGGAGACACCAACTAGCTAGACACATATGGTTAAAGACACGTTATGTGTCACTGCTAGAGTCACTGGCACTTATGGGCATTGGTGTACACAAACAAATAGCTAATAGGCCACTAGCTACATGGCAGTACACCACATTGGTGTGTACAGCTATCGACGTATGGTGGCTGCATTTCTTTGAACTACGGACACATCATACAGCACAGGATGAAGTGCAGCAGGTTGCTGGACTGGCACACACAGCCTACCGTGCTAGTACGCCAACGTTCCTACACACAAACGAGTGGCACCTACCGTTTGTGTCACCAAGGGAACGCCTGTTGCTGCCACAGTCCACATGCATTGCACTGAGTGTTGCACGGTGTGCACGTACCAGTTACGCTAAGTCACACTCAGACATGATTAGTATTGCTGGATTCAGACCAATAGATGAAGACATAGCCTTGTACAACAGACTAGTACCACAGAAGCCTGAACATGCTGGCCCAAAAGAGCATCAGGCACAGGTACACCCTGATCCTACACACATAAGTGGTACCCTGTTAGGCTACGATCAACTACGGCATACTGACAATGCAGACAGCATTGTCACAACGTATCCACCACAACACCAGGAACCCTCCTAGTATAAAGCTTAGCTCCAAGAAGATGAGGGTGTACACCAACACCATAACCGTAACGTGCATCCAACGTTTCATGGTCATTCAACCACAGCCCAACATGAGGAAATCTTGTGTTGGGCTGATTCACGTCATGATATTCATATAGCACCACATCACCACCATTGGGATCAGGACATGGGTATGTCACACCATAGATATCATCAGTGTAGCTAGGTACACGTCCATCATACGTCCACTTGATAAAGCCACTACAATCAAACGATCCTGGTATCTCACCATCCCATACGTATGGGTCACCTATCCTGGAGTACCCTAACTCTAATACTCGTGATAGCGTGTAGGGTACTTCAAGTCTATACATACCCAGTGAATCAATGATAGCTACAAATTCTTCTATACCTGCATACGCACCCTGTACTAGTCTTCTACACTCGTACCAGTCTTCACGCTGTGCTGCTAGGTACACACCCTTCTCATAGTAATACAAACCAAACACATTAGCACTAACTATACCAACCAGTGCTTTATCAGGGAACGTAACTAAGTCTGCGCCAATACGCCAACCGTAGTATTTGTAGTTATCCTCCCATGTTAGCTGTATGTGTCCACGTCCATAATATGGGTAGTAACGTAAGTTGTTTGCACGCCACTGTTCACCTAATTCATAGCCGTATGCATCATCTAACCAGTAGGCTTCACGTACAGGTACAAACCTGTGTGCAGTTTCAATAGCAATAGTGGCAATAGCTGCCCTACATGTGTTGTAGTCAGCTATTCCATACAACTCCAGTGCACCGTACACTTTGGGCCAGTCAGACACAACATTCTCTAGTGGTGAGTTAGTCACCATCGAAATAATCTCTGGTGACCACCACTGCCATGCACCACCTACAGGTTGTAGTATGGTGTGCTTGCTCTTTACGTTACCCTGTTGTTGTGCTAGCAGTACTGCACGTGTCATGCGCTACTAACTCAACACTTCTACGGTGTCATCACTACCGTTGTACGCTATCACTGCGTTGGCAAAGATACGTACTGGTCGCTCATCTTCTAGTAGTAGCTCACTTTCCGTAAGTGGACTACCCCACCATGCGTTCTCAGGAGCACGCCAGTGGCGTTCAAAGCCAAAGTCATGGTTATAGACGGCTGTGGGCACCAGAGCACGCCAGCGTATGCTCATGGCTTCCTGGACGGTAACGGTACGTGTAGGGATCTGCACAGGTGGCTGGATAGGTGGTTCAGGCACCACAGGTGGCTGTTCCACTTCAGGGTAGCTGTTTGCAATCAGTCTCTGTACAGGTATGTTGACTACAGGTGCGTTCTGGAACTGATACGTAGCTGCATTGTATGCTGGACGTAGCCTACCGTTCTCGTTAATCAGACCGAACCCCTGCATACCCTGTTCACCTGGAGCACCATTTTGGTCACACCAACAGAAGTATGTAGCCATCAGTAGTTCATCAGGATCAAATTGCGATAGTTCATCCTGGAAGAATCCATGCACGTACAACTGTTGTTCGTCCAGTCCACCAGCATCCTCTACTTTAATACCACCTTCAGTAATAGCCACTGGTCTACCACCAGCAATGTCAATAGCAACACGTATCTTGTCTGATAGACGTTCCCAATCTTCACCAGGATCAGCAGGTACCCTAAACCCACCATCACCTTCACGTTCAACGTACGAAACATACGGATGGAACGCAAACCCATGTACTACTTCATACCCTAACTCAGACTCCACACGATCTATTACTGCAAATGCACTAGCTAGTTGTGCTTTCCAGTCAGCACTAGCCACACTACCCAACACACCTAATATGCCATACCGTTTGCATATGTTGGTGCCAATCATGGCTAACTCTGCTGCTTTCTGTGCCCTATCCTCGTTGTCCCAAAAATCCCATTCATTGGTGAATTCAATCAGACGCAGTTTCTTGTAACTACGTTCACATAGTTCAGTAATGCATGCTTCATATCGCTCTTTCCAACCTTCAGACCAAAAGTCATTGTTCAGACCTTGTGTCTGTCCTGTCACTACAGCAGCTACACAGGTGTCATTAGGTACCTGTTGTAGCATAGCTTCCCACGATCCAAAGTCAAGCACCAGTGAACGCAACCACCCTAGCTTGACGGTACGTGAATACACAAGGTCAGGGTAACCAGTATGCACGTTACCTGCAATACCAAATCGTTTGGCTAGCATGTGTTACGCCCTCCAACGTGGTGCTTTGATGTCGATGTCCAGAGCAAATTCACACGCATTCCATATAAACACAACTATGGCCAACACCAGGGAATACAGTATGGCATCGTACACAACATAGCCTGTACTGGGTAGGTTCTCTGCACTTGCTGGTGGTATGCCTAACCCTGTGAGTATCTGGTAGATAGTGCCACCACCAATCATGAAGATAAACGCTTGTATCCATGTACGCACAGCACGCTGCAAACACTGGAACCATTCAGCCATTGGTATGACTACAATACGTTTACCATTTGTTTGCCCATCAACACTAACCTGTTCTGTGTTTGTGTCAGTGCCAGTGTTAGTGTCTACAGCATCAGGACTGACTATGGTAAACGCACGTTCCAGTTGCTGTTTGGCCATGTGTTGTCAGTGCCTTGTCTGTACGCCAATGGTTTGGCGTAGTCTACGCAGAAACTTACCTAGGATGATACTGGCACGTGTCTGTGTGTCACCTGTCAGTGTGTCACCCACATTGATGTCTACCTGTGCTACACCTGAACCACTGTCTAGGCGTACTTCCAACCCCTTAATGGTATCAGAAAACTCTAGTACGTCTTCCCATACCACAGTGACTTTGGTACCAAAATCAAAGTCACGTCCAAGTATGTATCTACCAAAGGGTGACACCTTAAAGCTGACCGATTCTTCACCAACAGACTGTTTATCTAGTTCTTCTTGGCACTTCTTATCAGTAGCTACTGTACCTTCACTACCTGCATCAAAGAATCCTTCTATACGTCCCCAATCAAGTATGCTCTGTGAGTTAGTGAGTGCATACGTAGGTGGATAGATGTATCTCGAAGCCTTGTCTCCTGGCCCACCTGCCCATAGCGCATTCACTACAGCATTACCATCCCTGATCCATTCAGCATCTATCAGGTTACCACCACGCAAATCAAACAACACAGGACTAGCTGTACCCTTGCTTCTATCTGGCCCACGACTAGGTGTGTAGGTACGGAACCGTAGTGCACCATCAGTATCACGTATCACATCAAAGGTTGTATCCTTGGCACGTTCAGCAATATTCTGTAGTGTCTCTAATACATGTTCATATGCTGTAGCTACATATTGTTCACTTACTGCACACAGTCCACTGTCAGCAGCCACTACTATACGAGTATTGAAGTCCAATACCTGTTCACGTACTATACGTTTCATAATATCGTCTAGGTTATCAGCAGCATACGTAATGTCACCTGTGCCTGTTGCAGGACGCATACGACAATCAGCTAGCCACTGTAGGTATCCTGGCCCACTCACGGTATAGAACGGTACACGTCCATCCTGGAACACTCGTTGGTGTCGTATCAATCCACCAAATTGATACTTACCATCTCTCCAGAATTCCACCGTGTTAGGTGGTGACAGCAACTCAGGTATACTACCATCACCGTATGCCAGTGTTAACTCCCAATCACCTGTTTCATTCTCTGCCTTACGATACCTCGCCGATTGTATAATGTTCAGGATGCGCAGACGTACACCGTTTGCACTGAACACGTTTATGGCATACTGGTTTATAGCCATTAGTCAAGTGCCTGTGTCTGTAGGTGCGCTTGTGCCAATGCTATTACTGGTGCTGTAACAATGCCATCAGGTGCAAACTTAACCATGCTGATAGTGGCATGCCAGTCTATGTTACGTTGATCTGCACCTACTACACTCAGCACAAGGTCATAGCCATCAAATGACGGATTGAGTTGCCATTCACTGATGTGTGCATCATTGCCACGTGTACCACCTGTAGTGTGTGACACCTGATCTGTACGTCCTACTAGATTAGGTGTAGCACCTATCCTAGAGACAGTAGCATCTACACTTTGCTTCTTTATGGCACCATTACCTTTGTCTACGGCAATAATCCTGATTACGATGTCATACCCTGTCTTGTTCGTTGTGGTGTACCTCCATAATTCCTGTGGTGCACTATTAGTAGTTAGCACCTGTGCTGTGTGTCGTTCGTTGTCACTGTAGTTTACAGGAAGTGGGTTTGCATCATCAGGTATGCCACCTTGTGCTAGCCACTCCTGGTATGCTAGGTACTCTTTGGTTTCAGAGTTACCAAACGATGTACCTGTTTCTGTATCAATCCACAGTTCATCGTGCAATGGTGTCACACGCTTGTATCTGGCTGGCATGTTATGTTACCTACAACTCCGAACTGTATACTACTTGTATGTTGCTACCCAACACAATGGATGCTGCTTGTCCTGCACCTATACCAGTTCCTACTGTACTAGAAGTTATGAATGAACCATGTGTTTTAGCACCTATATTCACCCATGCTACCCAACTGCTGTATGTAAAGTTGGTAATCCATGACGATTGACATAGAACGCCTATTTGATTAGCAGTTGGTGCAGCACCTTGAGCAAATGATGGTACAACAGGCACAGAGAATGCTGGTATCACTCTCATTTGTACAGGTAAATACTGTGTGGCTTCTAGCGCAACAGCATTACTCCCAACCCAACCTGTTATTTGTTCACGTTCCACGTACAGTTGCCTGTAGCACTGTATACGTTCCAATGTAGGATCAGGCACTTCAAAGCGTGTGGGGTAACTACCTACCTCTAGTTTAGGCTGATAAATCCACAGCACATCAGCAGTAGCAGTGAGTGGGTTATCATGGTCTGGTCCGATATACTTACCATTAACATTCACCCACTGGTTGGTAACGGTATGTCTGTAGTTGTCACCACATACTGCTAACCATCTACACGTCAGGGAACCAGCACTAGTATCTATCCAACCAGCACCAACGTTCCACGGTATCACTACGTAGTTAAACTGCCATGTGTTAGCTAGACCATGTGTCCAGCTAGCAATGTATCTCCAGTTACCACCAAATTGCTCATAGTTAAAGCTAAAGGTACCTACCTTGTTACAGAAAGACCACCATGATACACACGCTGTTTGACCAAAGAGCGGTGTAGCCTTGATACCTTCTAGTGATTGCTGTGGACCAATGAGTGTATCAGCAGCAATTGCTACAGCGTTGCCACGTGACACAAGAAGTGATTTTACTGGTTGCGTCTCAAAGAATCCCATATTAGGTGGATATGCAGCTACAGATTGTACAACAAAGCCTCCTGTATTATTCGTTAGTCCTGTAATCCATCTATCAGCAGCATATCCAGTAGTACTAAGTGCAACAATACTACGCTGATTGACTCTAAACGTAGGGTTATCAAACAAGTTAGGACGTGCATCTACAAGCATGTTTGTATACACAGGGTTATTGGTTATCATGTTTGGTAGTATGGCACCTACACCAGTAGGCACCGTAATGACAGCCAGTGGTAGTTCCCATATACCACCCACTATCTGCGTCAGTGCTGGTGGTGCTCCAGCGCCAACAGTGCCTACTACTACTGCTGCATTCAGTGTGTTACCTGTACGGCTTAGACGCAACACTACTCTGTCATAGCGCGTGCTACCACTTGTGTTGTTGCCAACAGCCAGTTGTAGTGCAGCAGTATTCTTGTACCAGAACCCTTCTACCATTGCTTCACCTGGAGCAATGGACACAAACATACCACCTGGAGCACTCACCACAAGCCTGCTAGCTACGTCAATTAGTACACCTGTAGAACGGAACCGTGCTTGTACTTCAGCCTGATCCCCTTCACTATATGACTGCGCATCAAAGAAACGTGCTACTTCTGTCACGTCACTAATCTCCCAATCCTTCTGGTGGTGGCACAGGCTTCAGTGGCACATCAGTTGTTGCACTACCACCAGCACCAGCAAATTCACCCCTAGCAATCATGTTTGCTACTATATCGTCTCCAGGTAACAACAGTGGTTCTATTGAAGGTGGTGTAAACTGCATAGGTGCAGGTATAGGTACAGATACTGGTGGTGGAGCTATGACGTATCGTATCAAGAATAGGAGGATACGACACACTAGACGCTCCCATGCTATACGTTGTGCTGGTGTGGGTGCAGTCTCCAGGTTCATATAGTTACGTAGCCCTGCTACTGCTGTTGCTGCTTGTGCACGAAAGTTTGAGTCAGGTTCATCATTACCAAAGTCAGGTGTTGGTGGTTCTGGTGGAGCATTGTGTGCTTCTATTATGGCAATAGCTGCTGGTGACGGATCAATCTGTACTCCATTCTTATCATGATCGAATATATCTATCTCACCATCAACATCAGTAAACCACGCAGTTATACCCCTAAACGGTACACCAGCATCACGTAGCTCTTTCTGTAGTAGCTCAATGTTCACTGCCTTATTGATCTTCATGGTTACTTATCTCCTATCGGTTCAGCGCAATGGCTACGAACTGTCCTGGCCAACCACCGTTCACGGTACTACCACCAGCACTCGTGTAGTTCAGTGCGTAATAATTGTGATTGACTGCACCCGCCAAATGATACCCTATAATGGTTGTAGAAATAAGACCAGCAATCGGGATGTGGAAGTGTGCGTACCATGATGGGCCACCAATTGTATCTAGGCCAATACCTACACCACCTAATTGCCCAACGGAAGCATACGAGGCAGTAAACTGTAAGGCAACCACCATGAGTGTTTCATTAATACGTAGACCAGTTGCACCAATATTGAATGATGCATTCTGCCACGATCCTGAACCGATGCCACCAGTAGCAGCACCTTGTGCAAAGAAGACATTAGATATGCTACGGCCTGCTAGTTCAACTGTACCAACGGTACCATCTATTATCTTGTTACCACCATGTATCGTGTTATCCGATATTTTGTCACCACCAATAGAGTTTACTGCACACAGTATATCTTGCACCTTAGCTACACTGATACCACTACCGTAGTCATACAACACATGGTTAGTATACGTGGCACCTGACCAGGATGTTAGTCTACCAGGATGTAGTGTACCAGCAGGAATCACTGCGTTAGGATCAGTGTAATAACCAAGCACACCTGCTGCATTGACACCAAAGATACTGTTACCAGCACCTATAGGAGCACGACCAGCAGCACCACCAGCACCACCAACGATGATGTCACCTGCTGCTGCCATAGGGTTAGCAAAGCCAATAGGTACACTGTAGTTTAGATTGCCTGCACCGTCCACACCAAGATAGCTACCGTTAGCACCCTTTGCTTTACGCTGTGCTACACCACGTGCATCAGCTACAACGATGTCTCCAGCAGTGGTCATTGGGTTGTACATATTGCTTTGCCATACACGAGCATCAGCAATAGTAGTGACACCTGATGTAGTGCTAAGGTTTGCTAGTGGCATCTCCCATATACCACCTACTACTTGTGTTAAAGGTGGCACACCACCACCAGGAGTACCCTCATGTACAGCAGCTACTAATGCATTACCAGTACGGTCAAGGCGTAATACCACTACATCTACACGTGTTATAGCCGTAACGTTACTACTAACAGCTAGAGTCTTTACAGCCGTATTCTTGTACCAGAATCCCTGTACGAATGCTTCACCAGTGTTTACTGATACGAAACCAGCAACACCACTCGTAACGGCTAACTCACTACCAACACCAATACATATGCCATCACGCACCATACGTGCAGTGACTTCAGCTTGGTCACTTTCACCGTATGACTGTGAATCAAAGAAGCGTGCAACTTCTGTCATACCATTTCCCTAGAATATGAGAATGTAGTTATCACAATTCACGTCCACGTTACCTATGGTCCTGTACTGTACAGTTACGTATGTAGTCTGTCTATCAATAACGTAGGCTACAGCCTGTACGTTGAATGCCATAGCAAATACAGCATACGACGTAGTTGAGTAATACGGCGTAGCAAAGTTTATTCTATATGCTCCAGTGTAATCGTGGTTAATACTATAAATATTACCTTTTGCAGTGTACACACCGCCACCAGAAGATAGAGATATGACCATAGTAGGCTTTATGGATTCCAATGGACTAATTCTGTTACTGAGTGCAATGTCTTCATTGGAACGAGTAGTAGCCTCCGCATTTATTGCAGCGTTCAGTGTATTGTCAGTGTTGGCACGAGAGGCAGACTCGTTGTTTATCGCAGTGTTCAGTGCCGCGTCTGCATTGGTGCGTGCGGTAACTTCAGCACTATCTGCACTGGAACGTGCACTAGCTTCAGCAGCTAGTTCAGCATCAGTAGCCATCGCACCATCTATTGAAGACAGTGGCCACCTACTCAGTACACGGTAGTCACCAATGTTGCCAGCAGTAATGGTACTGGCATTGTTCACTACCATAACCTGTGCCAGTGGGAATTCCCATGTACCACCAACTACTTGTGTCAACGTTGGTGCTCCAGCACCTGAAACACCCTGGAGGATAGCCAGTATCAACGTATTGGCAGTACGGTTCAAACGTAGTATTACGTAGTCAATGCGTGTGCTACCGCTAGTATTGCTGCTTATACCCAAGTCAAGGTTAGCATCATTCTTATACTGGAAACCCTGTACAAAGGCTTCCCCTGGACCAACACGCACTGCCATGCTACCTATGGCGCTAACTATCAGTGTACCTAACACAGATTCAGGTATGACACCCTGTGGGCGCATCATACGCATATTAAAGTCAGCCTGATCTGCTTCAGTGTACGAGATACTATCTACGAAACGTACTGTTTGTGCCATGTTATGCCTACCTGTCCTACTGTCCCAAATACCTGTTGTACCACTGAACGGTACCTGCTGTAACAACGGTAGTACTACCTATGTCAAACACTAACTGGTTGTTACCAGCAACCAAACCCCACATGTCTGCATCAACCACGTACTGCCACACGTCGTTACCATCCAACTGTATGACGTATCGTTCAGGGTCTGTATCTATCACTAAGTGTTGTCCTGCAATACAGTTTAAACCAATAAGGGACAATGACTTGCCAGATGTAGTGTTCTTGAACACTGGATCAGAAAATGGTCCATACAAATCTATATGCACAGGTGTTTCAATGTCACCATCATTGATGATGATAGGACTGCTAGCAAACCCTGACTGTGCAAAGATACGTGGAAACGTCCAGGGAAACAGGAAGTTACCTGGATTCAAGTTGAAGTTGAGTGTAAACGTTTGTATCACAGGATCAATAAACGCTGGTATGCCATGCGATTTGAACCGTACCACTGTCCTGTAATGTCCTGGTGCTTCTGTGTCGTCTTTAGGCAGTGGTAGTGATTCTGCCAGTATGCAACGTATCTCACGTGACACACCATTAGCTTGATCTATACGTAGTGTTCCTGGTCCCATCAACGGATTGAAGGCTCTGACCACTGCACGTCTACTGGACTGTTCCTCTGGTACACCACCACCAGTGTAGCTAAACTCCACTGTCAGTACCTTAGCATCCATCCTGACATCGTACCAATACTCACCATGTGTCTGTGGTGGTGCAACGGTTGTGTGCTGGAATTCAGATATACCGAACCCTTCATACGAGTGCAACTGATATGGTGGTGACGATAGATTTATCACAACGTTATCTGGACGCTTGTAACATATGACATCGTATGATGGTGAACCACCTGGATAATCTGGCCAACCGTTAGCCATCTACCTTACCCCTACCCTAACTTCTCAGTGCTACGTTTACTGCTTCACGCACAATCTGTGGCAAAGTGCCTTCACCGTAGTCAGTACCAGAGTGCCTATGGTATTCCACATTTACGGTCACATTCTTCTGTGCTGCACCACTGCCACTACCACTACCACTACGTGTGCCACCACCAAAGGCACGTGCAATGCGCTGTGACTGTTCGTTAGGGAACACGTGCATGTCAGACTTAGCTATGGCTATCTCTGGCCCATTCTCACCTAGTACAGCAACTTCACCAGCATGCCACGTACCACCACTAGCCAGCCACTTTACCTGATAGCCACTAGGTGGATTGGCTGAACCACCCTGTACTATCAACTGTCCACTAGATGTGTACCAGCCATCTGTACCTGTACCTCTGCTAAGATACAGTGTCTGTGCACCACTCTTGGTAGCTGTAGCTGCTACAGTTCCTGGTGGCCCACCACTAGGTGAAGTAGTCCCTGGTGGGCTAACTGGCCTAGCTGCAATGGCATCAGCTAGTGCTCTGATATCCTCGTATACTTTCTTCTGTGCGTTCAGTGAACCAAGCTGTGCGTTGATGTCTTCTAGGATATTATCCTGTAGATGCTTCTGGTTCTCCAGTCTGGTGATATTCTCGTTGTGCATAGCAGCACTAGCAGTAGTCTGTGTGTTGATGAGCGTAATCTGTCCCTGGAGCAAGTCACGTTCATTACCAAGGTGTGTAATTTCTACCTGACGTAGTGCAATGGAATTCTGTAGGCCAAGTATCTGTGCTTGGCTACCCTGTGCTGCTACGGCATTGTTTGCACTAAGCAGTGCACTTTGTGCAGACACTAGTGCGTTCTGTTGCTGTACAGCAGTGATCTGTTTGTTGTACTCACCTACCTGTGCTTCTAGCTTGATCTGCTGTGCAGCAAGTGCATCAGCCCGTATCTGGTTACCTAGTGCTATGTTGTCAACTTGTAGACCCAGTACATCGTTCTGTGCCTGTAGCTCAGTAATCTGTGCTGTATACACAGTTAGCTGTGCTTGTACTGCTGCTAGTCGTTCCTGTTGGCCAGCAGCAGATACTTGATTCTGTGCACCAATCTGACCAGTCTGATTTTCTATAACGGACTTCTGGTAGTCCAGATCATCAGCTACATTCTGATGCTGCCGTTCCTGTGCCTGGAGTGCTGCTAGCTGCTTCTGTGCATCAGTGTTGTTGATGGTAGCCTGTAGCTGCTTCAGTTCGTTCTGGTCACCAATGTCTGCCTTCTGGTCGTTAATAACTTCTAGCTGCTTGTGTAGTGCATTAATCTGTTCCTGTGACATCTCCAGTGTACCAGCATTGATCTTACGTAGCTGAGAGTTAATATTGATTTCTTCCATACGTAGCTTAGCATCTTCCCTTGTAGCATCAATAGCTGCATACTGGTCTTCTAGTGTCCCACGTGCCACATCATCTATCTGCTTCTGTACCTGTGATATCTGATGCTGTATAGGTAGCATAGCCTCCTGATTCTTCAATGAGGCTAGTTCTAGTGTAGCCAATTGTGTCTGGTACTGTGCCTGTTGTTTCTTCTGTTCAGTAGTACCTTCTAGTGTCTTCTGTATCTCAGCTTGTAGCTGTGCTTCCTCCTTATGTAGTGGTGCAGCAGCAATGTTTAGCTCATTAATCTGGAACTGGTTTTTATGCTGCTGTGCTTGTATGTTGGCTGTCTTAATCTGGTCTTCTACGCTACCCTTCTGTATCTCAGCTATCTTAGCCTGCACGTTAGCCAGTTCCTGCTGTGCAGGCAGTGCAGCTAACTGTAGCTCAGCTATCTTTGCTTCATTCTTCAGCCTGATACCATCTAGCTCATTCATCTTTAGCTGTGTTTCGAGACTACCCTTAGCAATAATAGCCTGTTCTTCCTGTAGTTCTTTCAAGCGTCCCTCTTGGAACTGAAGTGTTTGACCATCCTTCAATTCTTCAAAACGCTTCTTAGCTATGATGACATCCACATCAGCAATCACATGCTTAGCATAGCCAACAGCTATCTGCTGTTCCAACGTACCCTTAGCTGCTTCCTCCTGTGCACGTTCCTCCTTACGTAGTGCCTCAGTAATAGGCAACATCTTTACTAGTTGCTCGTCACGTTGCTGTGTCAGCTTTAGTATGCTTACTTCTAGTGCATACTCAGCATCACTCACAGGTGCCTTTGGTGGTGCTGGTGGCTTCTCTGGTGGTGTATTACTGCCACCACCACTATCCTTATCCTTCTTCTTAGATGTCTTCTTTTTCTTACTGCTACTTTTCATAGCACCACCACTAGCAAACGCTTGTAGTGATACTAAGCCACTATTGAGTGCATCAGATGCCATACCTGCTGTTTCTTCAGCAGTGTACACATAGCCACTCGGATCAATTAGTTCTGGCCCATTCTCACCAACCAGTGTCCACATGCCACTAGACAAGCGTCCACCAGTAGCCTTTGAATCACTGTCATCACCCTTATCACCACCATCCTTTTTAGCTGATTCCTTTACCTTATCTGCTGCCTTCTTAGCTGCTTCTAGTGCCTTCTCTACAATAGCTACTGCTGCATCAGCTATGGACTCTGCACCAGCTTCCACAGCCGATCTAATACCCTCAACAATAGCATTACCAACATCAGTAGCTGCACTCGTTGCTGGCCCCACTGCATTCTGTATGGCTGATATGGTGGAATCTAATGCAGTACTTGTTGCATCAGGTAGTACCTGCATCGTAGTAGTGGATGCATCCTGCATAGGTTGCTGTATGTCAGTTACAGCAGTAGGCAAGTCCTGAATAACCTGTACGTTGTCAGTGGTAGCAGTAGCTGAGTCTGCCAATGACTGTGACCAGTCAATAAAAGCTTGTGCAGCTTCAGTAGCAGGTTCAGGCAAGTCTGTGATGGATGCAGCCATGTCAGTGAATGCAGGGTTTACCTCTGCTGCTGTAGCTACCACTGCTGCCAATGCTTGGTTAGTGGTTAGCACACCATCCTGCATCATGCGCAGTGGTGCCTGTGTGAGTCCTGAAGTAGCTGCTAGTTCAACTACGGACTGCACAAACTGTTCACTACTGATAGCACCAGTGGCAAACGCTGTTTCTATTGGTTTGGCACTCACAGCTATCTGGCTCATAGCTGGCCCAATGACACCAGTTACGTTAGACAAGCCACGTAGCAGCACATCAGCAAGCTGTTCTGTGCTTACCTGTGCACTACCCATTGCTTCCTGTATTTGAGCAAAGGCAGGATCAGCAGCAGCTAGTGAACCCATAACCTGCCGTAGTGCTTCACCTACAGTAGCGTTACCTGCTGCAAACTGTGCCAACGGTGCTGTAGCTAGTCCTGACTGTGCTGCTAACTGTACGATAGACTCTGCCAA